ATTATTTTCAACTCTTTCTTTTTGTAATAATTTAGCTTTTTCTAAAACATCTTCTAATTTCACTATTCTTTCATTAAATTCTGGAAACATGTTTAAAAGAGTTTTTTCTTTTACACCTTTAATACCTTTAATACTATCACTATTGTCTCCACAAATAGTTTTTATTAATACTAAATTTTCATGTTTATAATCAAAATTTTCTTGATAATTATCAACTGTTATGAACTTTTTCTTATCACATAAATAAATCCTTATATCTTTTTTTATTAATTGACATAAATCTCTATCATTACTAATAATACTTATTTTTTGGTTTTCGTCTTTCCTTTGACAAAGATAGGAAATAAAATCGTCACTTTCAACTATTTTGTCCTCAAATTGTCTAATAAATAATTCATCTAAGTATTCTTGCACCTTAAACCGTTGAATTACCAAGGATTCATCATCTGGGATAGTCCCTGTAATATAATTTTTTCCCCTACTAATTTTATAATCAGTGTATAAATTATATCTTAACTTACCTGAAAATTCACCATCCCAGAAAACAAAAACCTTATGATATATCTCTTCTTTTAAGAATTTTCTTACAACAGTTAAGAATTGATATAAACCACCAATATGTTCACCATTAGTATTATATTCTGATTTTGCACCATAATATCCTGTTTTAAATAATGCGTCACCATCTATTAATAATATCTTTTCTTCTCTTTTCCCTTTTTTTGGTGGTCTTTTAGCCATAATTTTTATGCTTGTGATTCTGCTTCGGTTATACTTTCTGTAACTATTTTAAAATCATCCATTTTAGAACCTAACTGAGCTTTTATATAATCATTATGTTCTTTTCTATATCCGGCATCATCATCTGCATTCCAATAACCATGTGCTGTACTCATAATTTCACCTTCATGGGTAACACCATTAATTTGATTTTTTTCTATCTTAATAGCTGTTTTAATGGCATATCTATATTTTTTACCACCACTAACAGCGTTTAATTTTTTAGTACCATGGCTAATTATACCACCATAATGAATTATTAATCTAGGTGAATAAAAGAAAGCTTCACCACCTTTATGTTTTATTATTGGTTGACCCATCCCTGAAGCATCTAACCATATCTTTTGTACTACCGCAAATGTATTTGTATACTTTGACTCCTTATTTTGAGAATCAGGGACTCTATAGTTTACTAAAGATTTAAATGCACTTTCCATTGAACCAGCATTCCATTGATTGTTAGAAGCTTTAGCTGTAGCAGAACGCCAACCATCTAAAGAACCAACTGAATCCCATAAGAAAACTAGATTTCTAGGTAAATTACCCTCATCTTGTGCATCAAGTAAATCATTCATTAATTTAGCAACGTCTTCTATAATTGGTTGATTTCTTAATCTTTTACTAGCTTCCTTAGATTGAGAATAATCATAATTACCATATCTTTCTAATAAATCTCTACCTCTAAAATAAAGAAAATCACCTTCAGCATCTAAAATTTCACCTGTTTCTTCATCCACTTTAGTAGTATCAAATTTAACACCTATATTTTTAGCATGATTCCAGTCCCAATGACCTTCTGTTTCAATTATTACTGGTAAATCACCTATTTTTTGTGCCCCAGCTACTGCTTCATATATCGCTGTAGATTTACCTGTATTAGAAAAACCTCTAAAGGATGTAAAATACCCTCTTGGTATTCCCGGAATTTTTAAGGTTTCATGAAAACAATCTGAAAGTGGTACCCAAGTTAATTCTTTCTTTTCAATTATTTGATTTTCCAAACCGATACTTTTTTTAAAATCATTTAAATTGAAACTTTTTTTATCTATCGTTTTTTTCGGACTTTTAGCCATTTTTATATATTTTTTTTTTATTTGTTTAAATTAGATAAAAAAAGAGTAGTCTCCCACTCTTTTTTCTTTATTTATTATTTCCTTACCATATTTTACCTTTTTAAAAAGGTAAATCATCTTCTTCTTCTACATTAGTAGATGGTGGTTTTACTACATTTAAAGGGACATCAGTTTTAATACCATTTTCGGTGATTGACCCACCTCCCATACTAATTTCACCCGTAGATGATAATTCATTAGCTTTTTGTTCTTTTTTAAGTTCAAAACTTTCTTTAGTTATAAACGTTCCACTTTCTTTATCGAAATATGGGTCTTCACCTTCTACTACTAATCTAAGATAATCATATGGTTTAACTGAATATACATCTTCCCATGTTCTTTCATCAGATAACCATTCATTACTTTGTGATGCATTATCTGATAAAACAGAAGAATCATCATCCAAAATACTACTAACTACTGGATACCCTTTTTGGCTTCTTTTAACCTCTACAAATATATCTCTACCAGTTTCAGGATTAGTGATATCAGTTTTTTTCCTTTTTACTATAGCTACTATTTTATCAAAAATTCCTTGACCATCATAATTAGCATTAAATCTCCAAAATTTAACACCTTCATTTTCTTTATTACGACTTATCAATTTAATGATATACATTTTTTTTGTGTTATAATTTTTTGCATCTTTCTTATCTTGACTATTTCCAGTAGCTAAAAGTTTAGTTCTAGCTTGACAAAATGGACAATCAGCATCTCTATGCTCTTTAGGGCACATGAATGTTTTCCATTTACCATCAGGCATCTGAAATTTATGGGTAGATACTTCTGTGAAAGGTGAAGGGTTGTTTTTATCAGTATTAGGTAATACTCTAATTTGGAATGTTTCTTCATTAACACCTTCTGGTAAGAAAATACTAAAATAATTTTCTGGATTGTACTTTTTATTTGAATTCTGTGGTTTTTTTGATTTTTCTACTTGTGCTAAGATTGCACTTACTACATCTTGTTCTTTAAATTTACTCATTTTTTTCTTATATATTTTTATTTATTATTTTCAGGATAGACCAATTAACTAATTCTATCCTAGATATAAATATACTAAATAAATCAATTTTTTAAATATTTTTCATTTATTATATTTATACAATAATATATAAAAAAAATATATAATACAAGAAAAGGGAAGTTTTTTTTACCCCCCTTTTTTTTTCTTAAAATGTTTTTTTAATTCCTACATCACTGTAATCATTATCAATATCTTTTTGAGTTAAAATATACTCTTCGGTTTCTTTATCAAAATTTGTGTCCATAGCATCGTAATTACCATCTTCATTATCCCAATAATCACTTAATTTAACATTATATGGGTAAGATTTAAGACTCATCATTTCTAATTTTTCTTTAGATGTTGGATTTCTTTTTTCTATTTCATTTTCTATAGAATCTAATTTATTGGTGATATTATCCATTTTATTAAATCTATTTTCTATATTTTGTATTAACTGGTGTGTTTTAGATAATTTATTATCCAAATCAACCATTTTTTGTTTACCTTCCTCAGAATTTTGTATTAAATCAGTAATATCAACTTCTACTTCATCTTCTGAACCCACATCATCCATTTCTACGTCTATATCATCAGTTTCTGGTTCAATTCCATCCATTTCCATGTCTTGGTCTGATTCAGGTGCTTCACCACCCTCTAAATCACCTTCAACTTCGTCTGATACTTCACCACCTTCTAAATCAACTTCTTCAGGTTCTTCTTCAGTTAATTGTTCAGGTGTATAAAAATCATATTCGAATAAAAAATTAAATTTCTCTAATTCTTCTGTTAATAATTTCTTTTTATAACTCATTATGTTAAAAGTTGTCTACCATCTTCAATTATTATAGTCTTATTGACTCTCTCTATAAGACTTTTATCTGTACTTATTTTTTTTTCATCACTAATAGGGTTACCGTTTTCGTCAATAAACTCATCTAGCAAGTTAACATTAATTTTATTTTTCATAATAATCGTTTTTTATAGCTACGTTATTTACTATAAATAGTTATTTTTACTAAAAAATTCAATTTTTTAAAAAACTATAAAGTACTGGATTTAAACTATCATCGTTATATAACCTTTCTGAATAGGTTTTCCAAAAATCAGAAGAAATT